ACGCAACCTATCCACCACACCAGCGCCAACGCCAATGCTATCTACAAGTATCTCATCAGGCTGCTGGCTGGGCGGCAACGCCTCATACTCAGCCATCACCCTGCCCACGGTCTGCATCAGATCCAAACCCTGCCACGACTTAACTTCCGTTATAACGTTAGACTCACGCTTGCAAAACGCCGTCCTGTCGCTGCCAAATCTTGCCGGATCTATGGCCCACACAGTCTTCGCATTCGGCGCAAGCTCAATATCACGCTTCATGGCGCTCTCCACTAAATGATACGGCACAATCGTATCATCGTCGGCAAGAGGAAAGTCACCCATGACGCGGATAAGAAACGCGTTAGATTGTTCGCCATATCTCACGCGCATCTCGTCAACAAACTCTTCCGACACGAGCGGGCTATCCACGCATGACCAACGACGCGTCCACCAGCTAGATGCCATCTTCGTCTGGCTTTCGTAAAACGTTCCGCTGGATCTGGTCGGGTTAGACAAAAGTATCGTGGTCGCGTTGTGGCCCGACATTGATCCAGCAGCAGCCTCAAACACCTTCTCAGGCACACCGCTGGCTTCATCAACAACCAGCAAAACATGCTCTGAGTGAACGCCAGCCAGCGCCTCAGGCGTTTCTGCACGGCTGGTACGGGCCGATATAAACGCCTCTGACGATGCAGCAGCAAGCTCAACGCGATCCGATTTCACAGTAAGCAACTGCGATATCTCTTTGGGCAGCTCATTTATCCAACGTTTTAACTCGGCAAAAAGCGCGTCAAAAAGCTGGCCGCTGGTCGGCGCAGTCACAACAACCTTATTCGGAAACCGCAGCAACAAAAACCAAAGCATGGCCCAAGACGCGGATGTGGACTTTCCCGTGCCATGACCAGACCTTACGCTAATCTTGCGTTCGCCAGCCGCAATGGCTTGCAAAAACTCTGCCTGATATGGCAGCGGCTCAGCGCCAAGCATCTCCCTGACAAAACGCACAGGATCTTGCGCGTACCGCGTCACAAAATCCTTCATCAGTTTTGCCTGTGCTTCACTCATTGTCTGGCTCCGGCGTAACGTCAATAATGCTTGACCTATTCTTACGCAGCGCATCCAAATGCATGTCGCCCAAGCTAATCGTCACCTGAGCCGAAGGCTTCGTGCCGTACCTGTCGGCGTTCGCAGCGCCCGCCATAAACCGGCGATGATGAACACGCTCACGCGCAAGACTAACATCAGTCGATGTCAGGTCAGGCTTGTGCGTGAGATCATCCAATATGGCCAAGCCTTCCTCAACAAAGGCATCGGCGCTGTCTTTCCTAGCGCGCTCCAAAGCCTCGCGGTAATCCGGCACAGAATTAATGGCCGCGCTTAGGTAAGACCGGCTGCACTTATACTCTTCCGCAAGCTTGGCCAAAGTCACGCCCGATGCAACCTTGTCCGTTATGTAATCTATGCCACCGCGCTTGGCCACATCGCTTAGTATGCGCTTTTTTAACGCTCTGCCCGCCATTTGCTTTTCCCCAAATTTTGCAAAATTTTACGTGGGGCGGCGTAGGATAGCAAGGGGGGTGCAGGGGGGGTGTAGGGATTTGTGTGTGTGAGGGTATAATAATAACACTACCGGCGAAAAGCTTTGGCGGGGGGGGTCTGCGATTGCAAGCTGCAAAAGCTGGCCGGATTGCGTCTGGTGCATGGCCTTTATCTCATAATGTTTATTATGTTAAATTTATTGTGTAACGATAACAATGCCTTAGCATTTTACAACTATCTATAGTTGTATCATGGCTGCATTTTAGGCGCATCTTGACCAGTTGGTCAGGTTCAATCTTGACCAGTTAGTCAGGTTTTAGTATTCGCGCGCGCGTCTGCGTGGCGACGTTTCACTGTGTTGCGAGGCACTTTTTTTGCATTTGATTGCATTTTATGCTTGCCCTCTTTATATCTCTGTGCTATCTATTAGATATCAACACAAAACAAGGAGAATCTAAATGCAAACTTTCCCAACTATGACATGCCGCAAATGTAATATTGTAAATCCAATGGTGTATTTTGCGCCGGTAAATGTTGCGCCAAGGCCAGCAACTTGCGTTTGTTTTGATTGCGCAAATGCGCGGCAATGGCTCGATAATGAAGGCAACGTGCGCAAAGACGTAAATCTTTGACCCATCGCTTAGCAGCGCTTAACGGCGCTGCCTTGCCATGTGTCAGTAAATTTACACTTGACTACATGATAGCCCTAAGATATCACTAAGATATAACAACATAAAACACGGAGACAAAGAAAATGAAAGTATTATCAGTCAACCTGCAAGATAACGAAATAGGCGCAAAGCGTGATCGCGCCAGAAACGGCTTTTACAAAGAGCTTGTTGTGATGGAGCCAAAGACATATCGAAGCGTTGCAATCTTTCGCGTTTATATCACAGGTTCTGCTCTTCATTGCTGCGCTTGGTTCCACAGCGCCGACAGCTACGGCACAGGCTACGGCAAGGCAACCGGCGGCGGTTACTGCAAAGAAAGCACTGCAATAGATAAGGCCATTGCAAACGCTGGTATTGCCTTAGACACACGCTTTGGCGGCGTTGGTGAATCAGGTATACGCAAGGCTGCTTTAGCCATTGGCCGCAAGCTTACCGGTAAGCGTAACTTAATTTTACACACAGCCCACGCATAGGCCACGCAATGACCCGCCCCGAATTTATCGCAATTATTAAATCAATTCGCCCGCATGACATCGCGGGCGGCATTATCCTCTTTGCCGCGCCAATCATTGCGGCCATTATCGCAACCATCGTCAAAACAGGAGTATAACAAAATGAGAGAAGGCACATATTTTATTGATCTAATCGCAAAATACGAGCAGCGTGCAGAAGTATTGCGCGGGCTTGATCCAGAGCTGATCAAAAGCGCAACAGCAGCGAGAGACGCGTTAAGCGAGTTTCTTGAAGATATATATGATTTTGATTTTAGATTATCAACAGCGCGCAAAATGTTAGATTCATCTAGGCGCTTAGAGTATTTGATTGACGAGCTTGACGAAGATGAAATAGACGCTGACGTTTATGCTTTAGCTTCCAACGCGTCGGATATTATGCAGCGCAACAGAGAACAGCTTTGCTACAATAACCTTTTTATGTCTGCTGTTGACGATTTCGCCACAGCCCGCAATAATCTTGACGAATTTCTTAATTGCGAGATCAAACCCCATTGGCACGATTTAGCAGCCGAAGAACGCGCAAGCCAAGAGCCACCAAAGAAACGCGGCAGGCCACGCAAGGCAAAATCTGATTAATGCAACATTGCGCTGACGTCATCGTCGGCCAAGCCTGCCAAAGCTTCCACCATGCTTTGCGCAATTTGTTGAACGCTTGACCCATCGGTCAGGCGTTCTTCAATATATTCTGCCAACGCGTCCAATTCCGCTTCCGCTTCATCATCGTTTTCGATCGGCATTATCAGCGTTAGCTTTATCATGTGGCCACGCTATCCCAAAAAAAAGACCATGCAAAGCTAATTGCTTCACATGGCCAAGTGTGTCGCGGGTAAAGAGCAAATCAAGGCGCGACAAGCGCAGACAGGGAGGAAACTACGCTTGCAAAAAGCTAGGCCAGAACAGCCTAAAGATCAAGCCCCATAAAACCCCGAACAGAGCCGCATAAGCCCCATTCAGCACCCACCCTAGCCCAACGCATCGTTTCGCGACTCTATGACCCCTCTACGGGCTTCCAATCGCCATCATCCATATCTATCCCAGCACACTCCGCGCCAAGCGCAGCATATCCGGCCAAATCCACGAACCCATCCGCGTCCACCTGATGCGAGACGCGGCTGATCTTGAGCAGACCCATCATCATACACACGTCCGACGCAGTTAGCGTTTCCTTTCCCGCAATGTACGCGTTCCACATGACCGCTGTGCGCTGGAAGTTTTCTTGCGGTGGACCGTAATCCCGATTCCTTGACCCATGCACCAGCGTTCCCGCTTTCGCCAGCACCTTGCCGCGTGTCGTATCCATATTCATTTTCGTTTTCCCTTTTCCAATTTAATTTTGCGCTTGAGTATTTCCGCGCGCTCTGTCGCCGTCCAGCGCGGCAAGCTTGGATCAAACCTGCGCCGGTTAGCGAAACCTTCTAATTCAGCAAGCGTCGAACAGCTTGCCAGTTTTTTATCAAATGACCTACACCATTCACGCCCGACAAAATGCCCGCAAGGATAAGTCACCGCTTTACCCTCGGCAAACATACGATCCAACCATTTTTCCAAACCCTTTTTATCCATCTAAATCTAACCTTGGCAAAACCGCAGCTATGCAATCTAGCAACCATTAACATTACCTTAAGGTAAATGTTAATGTTGCTAGATTTCACAGCATTTAGCCAAAGTTATACCATTTCCAATAACATTGAATAACATTTATAACATTTTGACCCGTAACCCATTGATTTCATTGAACCCACAAAACGTTATCAAATGTTATCCCTTTTCCTTTTGCCGTCTAATCCCTAACGCGCCCATCTTTGCCCGTAAACCATACCAAACCCTCATTTTGCACCGCATGACCGCCCGCAATCAGCGCATCTATCGCCCTCGTATAAGACTGGTTTGGATTGGTTGCGCCGGTGATTTTGCCCTTGAAATGATCCCGCAAGACTTCTTCGTCAATCGTCCAGTAAGCGCTTGCTTCTGGGAATCCTGCGCCTGCTGGGTTTGGTTTTCCGACGCGTTCACCGCGTAATTGGGTAAAACACCGCTTGAGCAGTAGCTGATTTTTGCCGGTTATCTTTGGCTTGCTGGCTTCTTCTATTTGCTCTGCGCTGGCCTCTGATATGGTGCAAGTCGTTACGGCATCGCCGTCTTCGTCTTGCCCTAGCTCCACGACGTCCAGCACAAAATCAAACCTTGCGCCGGTTTCCATATCGCGTTGCTTCGTGGCTATCGCGTACCTGATGCCGGTTTCCGCGTCATGGTCTAGCTCAATTTCTGCGTCCGTCGCGCTGCGCAAGCTTGAATGGCCACGCGCGCCCGCTGCTTTATCCTTGCCGCTATGATGCACGATCATAATATGCGCCAGAGTTACTTGGCGCAGCGCATCGACGTTGCCGATAAACCTCGTCATATCGTCAGGCGCATTTTCATTGCCGCCTGCCATGCTGCGCGATAATGTATCCACCACAATCATGCGCACCGGCCCGTGCTTGCGTGATACTTCACGCACCAGCTTGGCCAGCTTTTCCAAATCCGCGTTTGGGTCAAGCAAATTGACCGGCGACGGCCTGACAGCCAGCTTGACGTCTTTATGCTCTGGATATTTTTGGCGCAGCGCAACAATTCTATTATGAAACGCATTGCCGCCTTCTGTCGCTAGATATAGCACGCTGCCGCCTTGCACTTTGCACCCGTTCCACGGCTGGCTTGCTGCCACATGCCACGACATATCCAGCGCAAAGAATGATTTGCCTGTGTTGCTTGGCCCGTATAGAACGGACATTTGCCCTTCGCCCAGCCATTTTTTGACCAGATAATTTCTTGAAAGCTGGGCCTGCGCATCTTCTGGAAAAAACACCTCGTCCAGCAAATTGCGCACGGTTAATGCTTTGCGTGTGGCCTCTGGCCCTTGCGTGACCCAAAGATCATTGAAATCTGTGCCTTCGCTTGGCGGCAAAATATATTCAACGCCATGCTCAGCAAATGCTTGCTCCGCTGCTTTTATGCCAGCCTCGTCATTATCGCCTGCCACCACCAGCGTTGCGTCCGGCTTGGCTTCCCTCAGACCCGCCACGACTTTGTGAATATTGCCCGCGTTTAGCGCAAATACGACCGGCTTGCCTGTTGCTTGCGCAATGCTTGCCGCCGTTGCCCAGCCTTCCGCTATATATGCAAAATCCCTGATTGGCCCGCCGATCACGGAGAAATTACCATTGACCGGCATTTTATACGAAAATTTCTTTTTGCCGTCCTCGTCTATAAACTGCACGCCTTGACGTCTGCCTGTCACGTCAATTATTGGTATTTGCAGATCAGGCCCGTCAATAATAGCGTTATGACGCTGTACGTTTTTGCGTACCAGATACGGGTGCGTTTCCGCTTCCTGCGCTTGCTCGATTTCCGGCATTATCTGTCCCCCCTGCGCTGGCCATTCTATGGCTTTATTTTGCGGCCTTGCAAGATCCGGCATTTTGTTTGCGTCCGGCCATAATCCTTGGCTGCGCAATGCTTCTTGTATGGCCTTGAAATCATTGCACTGCCTGCAATTAACCATGACCTCGCCGTTAAACTCTTTTATCCAAAACCTGTCCTTGCCGCCGCAATTCGGACATGCTCCATGATGCTCGCCCTTGCTGGTTTGTTTTAGGTTAAGGAGTTTGACTATCTCGTTGCCCCATTCTGCCCAATGCGCGGTGGGAAACTTGCTATCCTGCCTTAAATTGCTTAACATAATCGTGCATACCTCTCCTCATGGTTGCCCCGCCCGATTAGGTTTCGCACTGTTCGGGCGGGGCTTTTTTATGTGCTAGAACGGTATTTCATCATCGAATGAATCCGACGCCGATTGAGGCGCTGCCGCGGCAGGCGCGGGGCTTGCTGGCGGTAGTGCAAACGGATCATCTGCCGCTGGGCTTGCTGCAGCTGTGTAGCCCCCGATCACAGCATCGAATGGATCGACGCCATGCTGAAGCTCTGCCAATTCAAGCACCTGAACAGCACGCAATCGCAAGCTTATGCCGTTGATTGATCCAGTATTGTACGGCACAAGCGTCACG